GAAAACATGCTAAATGTTGATGGTCATTTACAATGCAATAATTATTATCATCATACCATTCTTCATTACTTACTCGATTACCAAGAAAATGATTTGTAATACAATTTCGTATAATTAAATTTTTATCTAATTTAAGGAGATTTGATACTTTATGTGTAATTACAAACTGTTCTGATAGAACTTTCTTTTGCATTAATTATAGGGCAACCCAAGCTTTAGCACTAGCATCCCATCTAAAATTACCAACAGGATCTTCTGCATCTATCGCAACCCAACGAGTATTAGTTTCATCCCAAGAAGTAGTGTAAGGAGCAGCTCTTGCATCCCCAGCATTAGTGCCATCTGGAGCATTACCTGCGTCTATCTGAGCTTGTGTCCAAGTTGTATTATAAGTTGTTACAGTTGGTGTGTCTACTGGTGCTTTCCAATAGCAAGTAGTTTCATCTAAAATCCAAGAAGCATAAGGCTTAGAAGAATAAAATGCATCTCGATCTTCATCATAAGTATAACCAATACCCGCATAATTTTTTCGTAATGCTTTTGATTGATCATCAGACTCAGTTCCGTCTTCTTTATAGTGTTTACCGCCTCTTGTATTATATGATGTTTGTTTCCACAAAGGCCATCCATGAATACGTTCTAAGAACTGTATTCCAACAGCTTCATCTTCTACACCATCAGCATTTTTTATATCGTCATCACCAACGACTTCAACGCCAATTACTTTAGAATTTATTCCTAATTTTGCAAAATGTGCCATAACTACCTCCTTATACTATATTAAAATTCTTTTTTGTTAAACATTAATTTTGATACTTATATCTTATAATAACAACGCCAGAGCCTCCATCGCCACCGCCGCCTGAACCACCAGCGCCACCTCCACCACCGAAATTAGCAGTGCCATTATTACCAGGAGAAGAACTAGCAGTTGGGCCTGAACCACCGCCACCTCCGCCATCACCTCCAGCTGCGGGTGGAGTTTGTCCTGATCCACCACCGCCACCTCCTCTTTGAACGGGAGAACCTGTTATACTAGATGTTGCACCAGCACCGCCTGTGCCACTATCACCACCTGGAGTAGGAGCATTATTACCAACAGCTCCAGCGCCACCTCCTCCGCCTCCAGCATTTTTACCTGGATTTGGACTTGGAACACTATCACCACCGTCATTTCCTTGAGGAGGACTAACGGGAGGCGTATTACCTGAACCACCTGATCGAGCACCTGGACCAACAGCAGCTCCAGCGCCACCGCCAGAACCCCCGTCTCCAATATTTGATGCTTCAACACCGCCTGTGCCGCCACCTGCTGAAGTGATTGTACTAAAAACTGAACTGCCGCCTTGTGCATTAGATGGTGCACCAGAACCGCCAGCTCCAACAGTTATTGGATACCCTTGAGCAGAAACAGGTAGACCAGCAGGAGCATTTAATGGTGAAGCTGTGTAGGGATCATCAGATGGTTTACCCTCTCGAAAACCACCAGCGCCACCACCACCAGCTCCTCTACTTCCAGCGTTACCACCACCTCCTCCTCCAGCTAATACTAAGTATGCAACTGAGTTACTGCCAGCAGCATTGCCCGCATCGGAAACAGTGAAAGTACCACTTGAAGTAAACGTATGTATCTTAAAATCACCAGAGGTTGTAATAGTGCCACCAGTGGCAGTTACATACTGTTTGTTTTGTAAATCACCAACATTAGATTCTTGTACATATAACCAGCCTTTAGTTGAATCAATATACACCAACACCACACTTGCTCTGTTTGTGCTAAGTATTGAATCGACTGCATTACCTTGAATGTTTGATCCGTTTCTTGCTATCGTTAAATTGTTTGTTGCAAACGTAGCTGTATAATCTTTAAACGCAACAATGTCGCCTGCGCTTGGGGAAGAGGGTAATGTTGCTGTAATCGTTGAACTAGAAGTGTCAATAAAATAACCTTCTGTTGATACAGCAGTAAAATCTGCTGTCTTTTTTGTTGTCTGCCAAGTAATGTTAGTTCCAAATCCAGAAGCCGTTCCATCTACAGTTAACGACGCTCCTGAAGGTATGGTAAAGGTGTCACCTGAGTCACCCATCGTGAAAGAGGTTCCCGTTGCAGGGGAAATTTTATTTGTTTTTACCTCTGACATTATATTATTACTAAATTACCTGTTACTGTCTGTGTCCCTGTTACTGTCACAGGACCTGCTAAAACTCCTGAGTCTATTGTTTGATCATCACTTAATGTTGAATTGTGCGTTGTTACATATGTAGTTGCTGACATAGAAGCAGATGGTGCTTTTGATGCTGGGTATGTACAAAATACATCTTTCGTGCCAGCAGATAAGTTTACAGCTGAGTCACTATTAGAACTTGATATGATTGTATCTCTTGACAAAGTATCAGGTGAAGCATCTGTGACAGTTCCTATTCCTACTTCAAACTCATTAGCTGTTTGATGTGAAATACAATAAAAACATGTATTGGTTGTACCAATACCTGCTACAAAAGTTTCAAACGTATCCGCTGCTCCAGCCAAATTAATTGTGCCAGTGCCAGTCGTAGTGGTTGTTTCTTTTACTCTGTCATTTAGGACAAAAGCCATAGAGCTTCCTCCTTACGATATTCTTATAATAGCGTCACTAGTATTTGCTGCTGGAAACTGTACAGTAAATGTACCGTTACTTGCAGTAAAATCACCACCAAATGCTAAAATACAAACACAGTTTGTAGTACCAGATCCACCATCAGTAGTTGTATTGTAAATCATAGCTCCATTAGCTGTAAAACTAGCTGATGTGAATTCTGCATCTGCAAAATCTACAAAAGCTGTAGTAGCTGATGAAGAGCTTGTGACACCATTTCTAGTTAATACTTTACCACCTGCGGTATAAGCTGATCCTGATGTGTTAGTTATTTCGTTTGATGTGCTGTAACCTGTAGTCGTTGCACCTAAGCTTGCTGAAGATGTGTACAAAGCTAACTTAAATGTATGACCGCCAGACGCAGCAAAGTCATGCTTTCCTTCCAACAATTCACCTTTGAAAGTGTTGCATATAGCTGATGTAATTGCCATTTTGTCTCCTTATGGTTGTTTCGAGTCTAGAGGAAAACGAAGAACACCATCATAGTATTCATCACGTCTTCTTCTGCCTTGTTGTTCAATTTGCAAGCCTTGTAATGCTTGTTGATAGCCCTGTTCATAGTATTGCAACATATTGTCTGGACCTTTAAGAAATCTAAATGCCTCACAAAGTGCTGCATAAAGAATAACCTTCGGCGCATTTGTGCCCACCCAAGTTGTAGTATTAGATGAGGACAATCCTGTTGGTTGCTTGTTCAAAGCTAATTCAATATTATATGCTGAATTTGGAGTGGGTGCAAGATATAAGGTGTCTTGATCCCACATTGCATAATATTTTGGTTTTCCTTGAGTATCTCTGTTTGGCCAGTACTCATTCATGAATGTAATGTCTTTTTGTTCCAAGTAGTCTCGAGTTGGACTAGCTGCCGTATAAATCTGTGCAGATCTTACAAAGGCAATATTATCAGTATTTGCACCCGGTAAAGAAACAAAAGGATTTCCTGCTGTTAAAGTAGCAAATTGATAAGATCTAAATATATCAAGGTCGACTTCTCTAAATATTCTTTTTTCTGCATGCTCTATAAAATCATTAACTATAGTGTCACTTAAAACATCAGAAGTCGTTTCTGTATAATCTCTTATTTGTGTTACTAATTCCGAATATGTTGTCATGATATAACTACCGTTGGACTACCTACAGAACTTTGCATTTTTATATCTTTGTTCTGTGTTTCTGGTTGCATAGTATTAACTATAACAGTTTCAAATGCACCTGGTGCAGGTATTGGATTAAATTGTGAAACACTTTGGGTTACAACTCCGAACAAATTTTTTGCAACTAAATTAATTCCTAAATCCACTGTGGCACTTATAATTTGTGGTTTCGCATTTTGTAAAGATTGAGGATCATTAGGGTGATATTTAGGATCAAGTTGAGGATGTTTAGCTTCAAACTCTGTATAATGAACTGTAGAGCCATTCCATTCTTTAACCATTTCTGTATATGGAAAAGCTAAACCAGATCTATCTGATATTCTTTTAGCAAATTTTCCAACTGCATACTTTGCCATTAATAACCCCCAGAAGAAAAATAACTTTGTGGTGTTAAGTAAACACTGGTTCTTTGACCATCCTCGTCAGCAGCTCTTTTAAATTCATCTTCATATAATAATTTTAAAGCTTGCATTCTCTCTGGTGCTTTTTTCATAGATATGTAATAAGCTAAACCGGCTACAAGACATGGAAGAAATCGAAATGGAATCTCAGAATTATTTGTGTAATCGCCTGAGTCAGACATACGAACAAGAGCGTAATATATTAGAGTGTAGGCTTGATCTGCTGCCGGATATAGATATAGTGTTGGGTTTATCGTACGTTCAAAATAGTATTGAGTTGGTCTTCCGCTGGTCGTTTTAACTGTATAATTCCAATATTGCGCTCTAGCTATTGCTGTTGTTGAATAGTCATTATTACTTGAATCTCTTATAATTAAATCTGTGACATCAATTATTTGTGATGAATCATCTGCACCTGAACCAAATAAATTGGTGCCTGTTAAACTGGTAGTATCTGCGGCTAAAGTTTTTTCTTGTTTCTTCACTGTCCATAAATTTATCCCTCTGTTAGCCCATTCAGCTAACATCAAATTAAGAGAACGTTTTGCAGTTTGCAAATCATATCCATTACGTATTTGCAAACCACAACGTTCATATGCTTCCTGACATATTTGATCTATTGATAGATCGAAGCTAGCTGTTGAAGCGTAGGTAGGCATTATCCTCTTTTCTTACCTTTTTTCTTAACTTTTTTCTTTTTACCCTTCATGACTTTACCGCCACCTTTCATACCGATGACGTCTTTTTTCATCATACCACCACCACGCATTTTATTAATTGATTTTTTCTTCATTACCATTTTGGCCTCCGAATATTCGTTTATATGTTTTTTGTCTGGATACAACAACGTCTTGATAATATCCAGTTGGCCACAACTTATAGTAACCAATTCTGTGTAATTTATCAGAAGCTTGCTGTAATTGCGAGAACTTTTGTATTAACATCATCGAATATTCCAAGTCACTATCAACCACAGGCACCTCTCCAGAGGGAGTTACTAAGAACTCCTGTTCTTCTTCATTGGCAGGGTTTTTAGGGTGAAAACCCATAAAATATATATTTTTTGAATTATACCATTCATTGTAAGAATCTATTGTACTTTGAAATTCATCTAAAGTGTAGTTAAAGTATGGGTCGCAAAAAATAAGAATTTCATGTTTATTAAAATCTAGTTTGGTTAGATGCAAATTTAATTGAGATTTGTAAAATTTGTATTTTTTCTTTACTTCAACTATTACTTTTTTATCATCCCAAGTTTTTTTGGCAAAAGGACAAGCCGGAAAGCCTCCTAAATGCTTATTTGGTATTTCTAAAAAATGTTGACTCCACTTACGTACGTCTTTTTTTATTAGCTTTTCTAATTGCATTTTTTCCCCTCTTAAAAATATTTGCAACCTCTGACTTACCCATCACTTTAGCTCTTTGTTCACCAACAGTTAAAATTTGAATTTTTCTTGCAAAAGGTTTTTTAACTTTTTTAACTTTAGCCACAGTCCTCCTGGCATCAGTAGGAGTAGCAAACTTAATACCCACAGTATCACGTGGATTTTCATCAGTATAGAGGCGTCTTCCACTACCTTTCGGTTTTTTTCCTGTGCCTACTTTTGGATCTTTTCTTTTTTTTGACATTAAAAAATGCCTTTAAATCCAAATCCTCTTTGCGCACTTCCTGCTCTTCTTTCATTCGTTATTAAACCTCCAACAGCTGCAAACGTTTTCACGTTAGTCGGTTTACCACCAACTCCTTGAGCTTTACTTCTTTTACGCTTAACTGCAGATCTTCTTTGACTTTCTGTCATCCTTGCAGCTTTAGCTGCTGGAACACATTTTGGATATTTTCTTTTTCTATCTGCTTTCAGTTTTGATCTGCCACATTTAGCAAATCCTCCACCTTTTTTCTTAGAACCAATATCAACCCAGTCCTGTTTAAACCACTTTGCTAATCCTTTGTGACCGGACATTATCTTTTTTTAGTTTTTTTTCTTTTGCTTGACATGACCGCTCCACAACCTTTTGCAATGCCACCTTGTTTAAAGTTTGAAACTTGTTTTCTTTGCTGTGAAACTTTATTAAAGTCTATTATTTCGCCACCTTTAGCTTTTCCAGCAGGTTTAGAT